CACCTATGCATCTTTTAGCGAGGGCGAGAAGATGCGCATCGACCTGTCGCTACTTCTTGCATGGCGAGAGATCGCACGGCTGAAGAACAGCACGAACTGCAACCTGCTTGTCCTTGACGAGGTCTTCGACTCAAGCCTTGACGGAACGGGCATGGATGAGTTCATGAAGTTGCTCAAGGGAATGGGTGCAAGGTGCAACATATTCGTCATCTCGCACAAGAGCGATCAGTTGATGGATAAGTTCCAGGAAGTCCTCACCTTCAAGAAGAAGAACAACTTCAGCAGGATGAATCCATGAAGAATCATTTCTTCCGAAACAAGTTCATCAAGGCATGGCAGTTTGCCGATGCCCAATGGTCGCGGGGAATACGGAATGAAAAGGTTGCCGAAGAGACCCGAGATATCCGCGACATATCCTGCCACGGCTCAGAGGAACTAAACATTCCACCATGCGAAGAGCGGAGAAATAGCGAAAAGTTCAATGATTCGTACTACTGCGGTGCGTGCAACTGCGGGGATTTCTCGATGACGCAGTTGAAGAACCTTGATGAATCTCATTATTCGAAGTTGGACTATCCGAGGGTATCATGCAACAAAGAGATGCCTGGGTTCTCCAACTATGTTCCACTAACCATTTCGGAGAATAATATGAGAAAGAAGTTGATCGAAGAGACATTCGGTGTAGAGTACCTATCTCAACTGCTGGAGAAGAAGGAGACAGAAGGTGAGCCGTAACTGGAAAGACGAAGACTTCGGACGCATGGATGACCATCGCCCTACCCCAAATGGTAGGAAGAAGGATCGGCGCGAGAAGCGACATGATGCCAAGCACCACCTACGAGACCTTAAGGACATGGTCAATGGTGGTGAGGACATTTACGACATGATCGATGAAATCAGTGAAGAGGAATAAACCATGAAGATCAGCAAGAAGACATTCGACATCCTCAAGAACTTTTCGGGCATCCGCTCAAGCATCCATGTTGAGCAGGGCAACATCATCCGCACCGTCTCGACTGCCAAGAACATCATGGCAGAGGCAAAGGTGGAGGAGGACTTCGCGAAGCCGTTTGCCATCTTCGATCTTGGCAAGTTCATTGCCACGACCTCCTTGTTCGGCACTCCCGAGTATCAGTTCAACGACAAGTTCGTGACCATCAAGTCGAACAACAGTTCGGTGAACTACTTCTATGCCGACGAGAAGTTGGTCGAGAAGGCGAACAAGTCGATCAAGATGCCAGCCCTGACGGTATCGTTCGACCTGTCTCAGAATCAGATTGCCGAGATTCAGAAGGCATCCTCCGTGCTGCAACTCGACGCGGTGTGCATCAGGAACACCGATGTGGGTGGCATTGAGATGGTGGCATTCGACCGCAAGGTGGGTCTGAACAGTTCATCGAATGTGTTCACTATGATCCTGTCAGATCAGACAGGCAATAAGTTCAACCTCTTCATGGACATCGAACTCCTGAAGATGATCCCCGATGACTACAAGGTCGAGGTGGGTGGAACTGCCGTTGCCAAGTTCACTGGCAAGAACAATGGTGTGTCGTATTGGATCGCTCTCCGTTCGGAATCAACCAAGTCTTGAGGAAAACATGCTTGCTACTGATGAATATCTTTGGTCGGAGAAATACCGCCCTCGTCGGATCGCTGACTGCGTCCTTCCCGAAGACATTCTGAAGACATTTGAGGATAGCATAGAGAAGGGACAGATTCAGAACCTTCTCCTTGCGGGTGGACCTGGTGTGGGCAAGACGACCGTTGCGAAGGCACTTTGCGACGAGATGAACTGCGATTGGATCATCATCAACTGCTCTGAGGATGGAAACATCGACACCCTGAGAACCCGAATCCGCGACTTCGCGAGTTCGGTCTCGTTCAGCGGTGGCAACAAGGTGGTCATCCTAGACGAGTTCGACTACTCCAATCCGCAGTCCATGCAGCCAGCCCTTCGTGGCTTCATGGAGGAGTTCTCCAAGAACTGCCGCTTCATCCTGACCTGCAACTACAAGAACAGGATCATCCAACCTCTGCATTCGCGATGCACGGTCATCGACTTCCGCATTCCTTCTGCCGAGAAGCCCAAGATGGCAAAGCAGATGCACAAGCGCATCTGTGCCATCCTCGACGCAGAGGACATCGAATATGACAACAAGGTGGTCGCGGAACTCGTCATGCGTAGGTTCCCCGACTTCCGTAGGCTCATCAATGACCTACAGAAGTATGCCTTGGGTGGCAAGATCGATGTCGGCATCCTTGGCACCACGGCAACCGACAAGGTCAATGACCTGATCGGATTCATGAAGAAGAAGGAGTTCGGATCGATCCGCAAGTGGGTGGCGAACAACATCGACAACGACCATGTCGGTCTGTTCCGCAACATCTATGACGGGATCTACGAGATCCTTGAGCCTCAGTCCATTCCACAGGCAATCCTGACCCTTGCTGAATATCAGTACAAGTCTGCCTTCGTCGCGGATCAGGAGATCAACACTATGGCATGTCTGAGCGAACTGATGGTTTCCTGCGAGTTCAAGAAATGAACGACAACCCATTCGACTTCCTGAACAGCATCAACATCAGCAAGAAGAATCTTATCCGTGAGGAGGGAAGGGGGGCATCCGAGTATGCCCCCTACCTCATGAACAAGGGTCTGTCTCAGTTTCCCGATACCATCATCCAAGCCAACGAGATGAACTTCCGCTGCCATATGGACAAGCAGATGCAGTATGAGTTCCTGCTGCATTCCGTCCGTCCGAGGAAGCGGATATCCAAGTGGGCAAAGAAGGAGGATGCGGAACTGGTTCAGACCATTGCCGACCTGTTCAACTGCTCAATCAAGAAGGCAGAGCAACTGAGGGATACCCTTGGTGCCAAGATAGTTGCGGAAATCGTGTCCCGTGGTCAAAAGATGCATGGAGGTGTCCGAAATGCTAAATAATCAAAGACATTCTATCATGTTGATTGATTGGCGAGGATACTATGGAAAAAAGAGTATTGAACCTCAAGGCAGACGATCTGCTGGAGGTGACACTAAAGGCTGAGGATGACTTTCTCAAGGTGCGTGAGACGCTGACTAGGATCGGTGTCTCCTCCAAGAAGGAAAACAAACTCTATCAGAGTTGCCACATCCTGCACAAGCGCGGCAAGTTCTATATCGTTCATTTCAAGGAACTGTTCGCGCTAGACGGTCTACCGACCGACATTGATGATACCGACATCGGCAGACGGAACACGATTGCCAACCTCCTGGAGGAATGGGGTCTTGTGGACATAGTCGATGAGAAGAAGGCAAGCGAACCTATTGTTTCTCTTGCACAGATGAAGATAATCCCATTCAAAGACAAGCAAAACTGGGAACTCGTACCTAAATATCACATAGGTAAGAAGAAGCCCTGACCCAAAGGAATATACATTATGCGTCCAACCATTACACTATGCATGATCGTGAAGAACGAGTCGCACATCATCCTTGAGTGCCTCAACTCCGTCTACAAGTTCATTGACCACTGGGTCATCTGCGATACGGGTTCCACCGATGGAACTCAGGACATCATCAAGAACTTCTTTGCCGAGAAGGGTATTCCTGGTGAACTCCATTCACATGAATGGAAGAACTTCGGTCACAACCGAACCCTTGCCTTCCAAGCCGCAGAGGGCAAGGCAGACTATGCATGGGTCATCGATGCCGACGATTACATTGAAGGTGAACTGAAACTTCCTCCTAATACGGATGCGGATAGTTTTGCCCTTCGCATCAAGCGCGGATCGTTCTTCTGGTGGCGCAATCAGATATTCAAGTTGGACTGCAAGTGGCAGTACAAGGGTGTCCTCCATGAATATGCGGCATGTGAGAAGCCGAATCCTCGCATCATGAAGTTGGAGGGAGACTACAACATCTGCGCCCGTACTATGGGTGGTGCTAGAAACCTCAACATCGATCCCATTGAGAAGTACAGTCGCGATGCCATCGTCCTTGAGGAAGCACTCAAGGAAGATCCCACAAGCACCCGCGATCAGTTCTACCTTGCACAGTCGTACTTCGATTCGCAGCAATGGGACAAGTCCGATGCTGCATATCGAAAGCGTGTCGAGATGGGTGGATGGGAAGAGGAAGTCTTCTATTCACTCTATAGGATTGCCATGATCGCGGCTATCACCAACAAGACATTCGGTGAGATCAAAGAAAAGTTCCTGATGGCATGGAACTATCGTCCGATCCGAGCCGAACCCCT